AATATTAAATTAAATAATTTTAAAACTACCATTTTAAACTCCTTGAGTTTAGCCGTCCTTGGCCGTGAATTTTAGAATCGGGAAAGTAAACCTTCCAGAGTAGTTTTGATATCTTCTATTTTATTTGACATCTGGCTCACTTCCTCTTCAAGGAAGGTGAGTCTGACATCAACTTTATCAGTTTTAGTCCGGCTCACTTCCTCTTCAAGGAAGGTGAGTCTGCTATCAACTTGCGGAAAGTTACTGATTTTATCTTTTTTACTGCGAACTGTGCTAACAACCTGTGGTTGAGTCTCAGCCTTTGGCTGTCTTGGTGGCTGTGGCTTCTTTACAGCCTTTGGCTGTTTTTTCGGGGCGACTTTCTCAGTCCCTACTAGGGACACCAGCTGAAGATTGGCAATTAAATACGTGGGAAGCTTCGTTGAAGCTAGGCATTTTTGCACATCACCATGAGTCAACCCTTCAGGGTTGTGGCGACCCATAACACCACCAACTTGCTTTCTTAGTCTGAAAAAGAATTTTTCAGGGATGTTCATCTCGTCTTTAACGAGATTAGCTAAATGAACGGTCACCCTGAAGAACTGCTTTGCAGTTGCGAGACGGTTGTTGTCGATACTAGCGAATGACTTGGATGTTGCTTTCATGTGTATGCTCCTTTGGAGTTGTGTATGTTTTAGTTTTTGTTGCCCCGATTTGTCGAGGCCTAAACATTAAACTCACATCTCCAAATTTTTTGCAACAAGTTTCTAGTGCGCGATTTTTCCTGCGCATAATGCGGGCTAAAACAGGCGAAGAAACCCTGCATCATGTGCGCATCATATGTACATGTAACGATTAAAATCTATGATTTTTGGCGGGTCTTTTTAAAACTCTAACAGAGTTTTAGCGGGAGGAGGGTTAACTCTGTAAGTTACTGATTCCTTTGGAATCTGTAGAGTTTAAAGTTTACTTTAACAATTCAAATAATTCTTAAATTATTTGTAAACTAGGTAGTCTCAAAGCGTAGCTTTGGAGGTAGATCGGAGGTAGTAGCAGCAGCAGCTTTAAAGCTTTTAGCTTTAGGGAGGTTGGAGAGGTTCAAGCGTAGCTTGGAGAGTTCTATAAATCTTTTAGATTTATAGAGTTACTCTAAAGTCTCTCAAGACTTTAGAGGGGGGGCAGGAGGCCATAGGGGTACCCCCCATATATATACTAAATCTCATACATTTCGGAGCATTAAGGATGTTAAGCAGTTCGGGCGGGCTTCTAGAGTTCTACCCTGCACTAGCTTCAGTATTCGGGAGCTTCCCTAGAGGGTATTTAGCTTTTAGATTTTGGGCGGGCTTTTAAAGACTATAAAGAAATGAAGACTTGATTCACCTTTAACATGCTGCTGCTGTTGCTCTGTTATATCTAGGTGTGACCCGGGGGGGTTTATAGCTATAGTATAATACTGTTTTGAAGTTTTGTCAAGTAGTTCTTGACAAAGTTGTGATTCACCCCTATAATACTATGTATGGCTAATAAAGAATTAACAGTGAAACAACAAACCTTTCTAGATAACTTAGTTACTACTGGAGGTGATCCAAAGAAGGCTGCCGAATTAGCTGGGTATAGTACTAGCAGTTATTATCAAGTTGTTAAATCTTTAAAGCACGAGATAATAGAATTAGCTGCGGGTATACTTGCACAGTCAGCTCCTACAGCAGCAATAAAGTTAGTAGAGGTAATGAACTCAGATGCTCCTATTCCTCAAGCTAACATGAAACTTCAAGCAGCTCAGACTATATTAGATCGTACAGGTCTGGGTAAACAGGAAAGGCTTGAAGTAAATAACAATATTCAGGGGGGTTTATTCATATTGCCCGCCAAAGGAATGATCAGGGAAGATGCGTAGAACAAGCAGCACGATACCGTTTGGCTATAACCTAGACGAAGAAACAAACCAATTAGTGCCAGTTGAAGAACAACTAGCAGCTTTAGAAGAAGTAAAGAACTATGTTACCTCTAAAGCTTTTAGTCTCCGCGAAGGAGCTGATTATTTATATCACAAAACTGGAAGACCTCTGAGCCACGTAGGTTTAGGTCATATAATAAAGAAAAATGGATGATTGGGAACAGAACCCCGACAATTACCTCAAAGACGAAGAAGGTAATTTTGTATTAAAAAAAGATGGTACGCCCCGCAAAAAAACTGGAAGACCTGCGGGGTCTAAGGGCAGGGGCTACCACTTTCATTCTGAGACCAAAGCTAAGATAGCAGCACGTAGAGCTGTTAAACAGAAGCAACAGAAGATAGAAAAAGATAGGGTCAAGCTACACCAGCAGAAAGAAAAGCTAAAAGCTTCAAAAGAAACCCTTTCAAAGTTAGAAAAGAATAATACAAGTAAAGTTATAGATGCTGATGTATTATCTAAAATACCTAAAGCACTGCGCGATGAAGTTAAAGATAATGTAATCTTTCAACCAAACGCAGGGCCACAGGAAGATTTTCTAGCTGCGCCAGAAACAGATGTATTATTTGGTGGTGCAGCAGGTGGCGGTAAAAGCTACGCTATGTTGATTGACCCGCTGCGTTATGCGCATCGTCCCGCACATAGAGCATTAATTTTAAGACGTTCTATGCCAGAGTTGCGGGAGTTGATCGACAAGAGTAGGGAACTATACCCGAGAGCTTTCCCGGGTTGTAAGTACCGCGAAGTAGAAAAACTTTGGAACTTCCCGTCAGGGGCTAAAGTAGAGTTTGGATTCTTGGAGCGAGATGCTGATGTGTACCGCTACCAAGGACAAGCATACAGTTGGATTGGGTTTGATGAGATAACGCATCTGCCCACTGAGTTTGGTTGGAACTATCTGGCTTCCCGACTTAGAACAACTGACCCGGAGATAACACCGTACATGAGGTGTACTGCCAACCCGGGTGGCGTAGGGGCGCATTGGGTTAAGAAACGATACATTGATCCTAACCCGCCCCATGAAACATTTAAAGGAGAAGACGGTCTAACCCGGAAATTTATACCCGCTTCTTTAAATGATAATCCATATCTAGCTAGTGATGGCAGGTATGAACAAATGCTGAAAGCTCTGCCAGATATTCAGCGGAAGCAACTGCTAGAAGGCAATTGGGATATTGCAGAGGGCGCAGCATTCACGGAGTTCGATAGTGAAGCACATATCGTAACACCGTTTCAGATACCCATAGGCTGGGAAAGAGTCAAGGGTATCGACTATGGTTATGCTTCTGAAAGCGCGTGTGTATGGGGCTGTGTTGACCCCTCAGACGGTACATTGATAATATACCGCGAGTTATACCGCAAAGGGCTGACAGGAGAAGACTTAGGACATCTTATAGCTGAAATGGAACTAGATGATCCTTTCGCTGTACCGGGAGTACTCGATACAGCAGCATGGGCTAAGACAGGTGCTACTGGCCCTACTGTAGGAGAAGCCTTGATAAAGATAGGCCATAAACTACGAAGAGCTGATAAAGCACGAATACCCGGAAAAATACAAATCCACGAATACTTGAAGTTGCGCCAAAGCGGTAGGCCACGACTACAAATATTTAATACTTGCCCTAATCTGATACGGGAACTTCAAAGTATTCCTCTGGATAAAACAAACCCAGAAGATGTGGATACACATGCTTCTGATCATGCGTATGATGCATTAAGATATTTAGTAATGTCTAGACCACGTATTGAAGACCCAATTGCACGGTTACGAAATTTAAGATTGGAACAAGCCTATACTCCGATTGATTCAGAATTCGGGTACTAAAGGAAAGTTAAATGTCAGACAACAGCATAGTAATGGGAGCCGATAACCTCTACTTTGAAAAGGTAGAAGGTGAAGATGCTCGGGTTCTAACCCTAGAAGAGCAGCTTCATAATCAGTTTGTCGGTCTTGTTACAGAGCGATATATTGCAGCACAGCAAGCTAGAGATTTTGATGAAAAGCGTTGGATAACTGCTTATCATAATTATCGTGGTATATATCCAAAACATTTAAAATTTAGAGATTCAGAAAAATCTAGAGTCTTTGTTAAAGTAACTAAAACTAAAGTGCTTGCTGCTTATGGTCAATTAGTAGATGTTATCTTTGGATCAGGTAAGTTTCCAATAGGTATTTCCGAAACTTATATACCAGAAGGTGTCGCAGAGTATGCGCATCTTGATACATCCAACCCGTTACCGGGGATAGAAACTTCTAGCCCTGAAGTAGAAAAGACCCTTGATCCACTCAATGTGGGTTATGCTGGTGATGGTCGTGATGAGAAAAAAGAAGTAGCAGCAGCAGGTAGTACATACTTAAAAGGAGCAACAGAAGATTTAGATGCTATCCTTAAAGATAATTTAAATGTTGGCCCTGCTCCTGTCCAAGGAATGTTTCAAACTAAACCCGCCCAAGAAGCAGCTAGACGGATGGAAAAATTAATCCATGATCAGATAGAAGAGTCTCATGGATCAAGTGAAATAAGAAACTCTTTGTTCGAAGCTGCCTTATTTGGCACAGGAATTTTAAAAGGCCCATTCAACTTTAACAAGAAACTAAATCGCTGGGAAGAATCAGAAGACGGCAGCAGGGAGTACAATCCTGTTGATGTACGTGTTCCCCGCATTGAGTTTGTAAGTTTGTGGGATTTCTTTCCTGATCCCAATGCTACTACAATGGAAGAGTGTGAATATATTTTCCATCGTCATAAAATGAATAAGTCTCAGCTTAGAGGCTTGTCTCGTATGCCTTACTTTAATAAGGATGCAATACGAGAATCTTTAAGCATGGGGCCGAACTATGAGCCAGAAGACTATGAGCATCAGCTAAAAGATGATCAAAGAAATGATGACTACGGTTCAGGCCAGTATGAAGTATTAGAGTATTGGGGAATAATGGATGCTGAGTATGCCCGACAAATAGGCATGGAATTATCTGAAGAAGTCGATGATCTCGATGAGGTTCAGATAAATGCATGGGTTTGTAACGGAAATATACTCAGAGCTGTTATTAATCCATTCACACCTCATCGCATTCCATATCACGCTTTTTCGTATGAACGAAATCCATACAGCTTCTTTGGTATTGGAGTAGCTGAAAATATGGACGATTCTCAAAAGATTATGAACGGTCATGCGCGTATGGCTATTGATAATCTTGCGCTATCCGGCTCACTTGTATTTGATGTGGACGAATCTGCGCTAGTAGGCGGTCAGAGTATGGATATCTATCCCGGCAAGATATTTAGAAGACAGGCGGGTGTTCCCGGTCAAGCGATAAATGGATTAAAGTTCCCCAATACTTCTAATGAAAATATGATGATGTTCGACAGATTCCGACAGTTAGCTGATGAACAAACAGGTATTCCTAGCTACAGTCACGGTCAAACAGGCGTACAAAGTATGACTCGTACAGCATCTGGTATGTCGATGCTGCTGGGTGCTGCTTCTTTGAATATTAAAACCGTGATTAAAAACTTAGATGACTTCCTGCTCCGGCCTCTAGGTGAAGCCTACTTCCAATGGAATATGCAGTTTCTTGATTCTAAATTAAATGTCACAGGCGATTTAGAAGTTAAAGCAACAGGTACAAATAGTTTAATGCAAAAAGAAGTACGTAGTCAGCGTCTGACCATGTTTTTACAAACTGCTCAGAATCCAGCTATTGCACCTTTCATTAAAATTGATAAACTTATTAGTGAACTTGCTTATTCTTTAGAACTTGACCCGGATGAAATCCTGAACAATCCTGAAGAAGCAGCTATTATGGCACAAATCATAGGACTACAAAATGCTGGACAAGGAACTGGCCCACAAGCTGGCCCCGGTGGTGAACAACCCGGAACTATGGGAAGCCCTGAAGGAGTACCTCCACAAGGCCAAGACCTTGGAGCTACGGGTACTGGTGGGGGCAACATCGGAACTGGAGCTGTACCGCAGTCAGGGGAGAGTGAATTCTCTGGAACGCCTAGAGCAGCTTAAAGATAATGTAAAAAGAACTCTTAACGAAAGTAAAACTCCATAACTTTTACCCATGAAAAAAAAGTCAACAGTAAATAAAGCAGGAAATTACACCAAGTAAGCCTTCTACTCAAACAGCTAGGAAATATAGAACATGACATTTTTAAAAACAAAAGCTACTGAACTATGCAATCAGCTTGGTGCTAAAGTAAAAGCTACTATTAATAGTGTAGAAGATTTAAAACTCGGTGCAGGTACAGCTGGAGTAGCTGCTGTAGTTGTACTTGTTCTCCTCATAATTATTTTTTAAGAGTATAGATATGCCTGTTAACAAAGATAAAATGAAAGCCATGAAGAAAGAATACGGTTCAGAAAAAGGTGAACAGGTATATTACGCTATGGAAAATAAAGAGAAAAAATCAAATGGTAGTTTAATGGTTCCTCCAGAAAGAGAGCAGTATGCATTAGGCAGTATAGTAAAAACTGCTCTTAAAATTATAAAACCTTTAAGTGCAGATCAGAAGCAAGTAATGAAAAACTTGACTAGAAAGCAGCAGGGTTATGCTAAAGATATGGCAGGTGCTGTAGTAGTTTCAGGGGGAGTTGGTTATGCACTTAATTCAGAAGAAGGTAAGAATATAATTGCAAAAGCAGAAGCTGGTGAAAAGCCCGCAACTGTTGTTGAGCTTGGCGAAAGAGTAAATCCAGCGGATTATCCAGCGTATAAAAAAGATACAGAGTCAGCTCAATCTTTTAGACAAGCTTTTAAAGATGCAGTAGATAAAAATGCAGATGTATTTATGTTCGAAGGAAGAGCTTACAATACTGATATGAAAGAAAAAAAATACGGTGGCGGTAAAATGAAAAAATATGCTGAAGGAAGTATGTTAGTCCCTCCCGAAATGGAAGATATGGATTCTGAAACAGAAGTTCCTGTTGATACTTATCCCAACATCCCGCCCGAAGAAATGGACGAAGCAATGGCATCTCAACTTCCAGATGAAGAAATGATGCAAGAATATATAGATTTTGTAGTCAGTCAATCATTAGATGATGAAGAACAAGACTACTTGATGAATTCGCTGAGTGCCGATCCACAGCTAAGTCAAATCTTTGACAAAGTTGTAGAAACAGCATCAGAGTTTAGTGGGTCAGGTGAAGTTACTGGCCCCGGAAGTGATGTATCAGATTCAATACCTGCAAGACTATCTGCGGGTGAATTTGTGATCACTAAGAAAGCTACCGATCAAATAGGCGCAGACAACCTCCAAACTATGATGGATGAGGCCGAACGTGCTTATGATTGTGGTTTAATGAGTATGCCATCCGACAGGAATGCAGATACCACATTAACTGACGAAGAAATTCGTAAGCAAATGTTAGATGCAAACCGGATGCCTAGTGTTCGATAATACGGCTACCTTGTAATAACAAGCCCCTACCTATCTGACGAGATGATAATGGTAAGGCTACCTTGTAGACAGCAAGCCCCGTTAGGAGAAAACAATGACTGAAGAAGTTATGGATAACGAAGAAGTACAAGCTAATCCTTATAACATGAGGAAAGAATGGCACAAAGGAACTGATAAAACTTTTTCTAGTGCTGATTCGCTGTTTGTAGAAGAAAGTAAACCGAAGGCTACCTCCAGCAAAAAAGAAGCTGAAGCCCCTGAAGAAACTACTTCAACAACAAACTATAAAAAAAGGTACGATGATCTAAAAAAACATTATGATCGGAAAGTTTCTGAATTTAAACAGAAAGAGCAAGAGTTGTTGGCAGAAGCACGAGTTGCTGCTCCTGAATATAAAGCTCCTAAGTCTATTGAAGATTTAGAAAAGTTTAAAAGTCAGTATCCCGATTTGTATGAAACTGTTGAAACTGTAGCTCACTTACGAAGTGAGGAGCAGATTTCTGACATCAGGGAACAGCTGGTGAGTATTAAACAACGTGAAGCCGATATTGTTCGCAAAGAAGCTCACGCGGATTTAAAAACTCGTCACCCAGACTTTGAAGAAATTCGTGGAGATGATAATTTCCATGAGTGGGCAAAGGGTCAGCCTGAAGAAATACAAAACTGGATATATAACAACCCCGATAATGCTACATTAGCTAGTCGTGCAATTGATATTTATAAGCTTGAAAACGATATCCAACAGTCTAAAACTTCAAAGTCTAAACCAAAAGCTGCTAGTGCTGCTGATATGGTCTCTACTAAGACTAAGACTGTAGACACAAAAGAAGCCAAGGTTTGGACAGAACGGGAAATTGCCCGCATGTCTATAGATCAGTTTGATAAATATGAAGATGAAATTAATCAAGCTATTTCTGAAGGCAGGGTAATTAAATAATATTTTTGTCTTTAATAAGGTAATTTAAAATGGCTAATAATGTCTCTGATCAGTATTTTGAACCTAGTGTTGATACTGATGCTAACTTTGGAAACTCCGTAGCGGGTCAGAATAATTCTTTCTTCCTGCCCTCGGTTTATAGTAAAACAGTACTTAACTTCTTCCGTAAGGCAGCCGTTGGTGAAGCTATCACTAACACTGACTATGCAGGAGAAATTGCTTCTTACGGTGACTCTGTCAAGATCATCAAAGAGCCAACAATCGATGTGTATCAGTATGAGCGTGGCGCAGATATCACTAAGTCTACACTTACCGATCAGGAAGTTACTCTGGTTGTAGATACTGCGAATGCATTCAAGTTCATCGTTGATGATATTGAAAGCAACATGTCTCATGTAAACTGGCGTGAAGTAGCTGCTTCTTCTGCTGCTTATGCTCTGCGTGATGCATTTGATCAGAATGTACTAGCTAAAATTCAGGCTGGTCTGGCTGCTTCTGCTCCTGACCATACTCTGGGTACTGACTCTGCAACTCCGCTTGCTGTTGGTGCATATGATGGTGCTGGTTCTATTGACCTTGGTTCAGGCGAAACTGACCCTCTGGATGTAATGGCACGTATGGCTCGTCTTCTTGATGAACAGAATGTTCCTGAAGAAGGTCGTTGGATTGTAGCTTCTCCAGACTTCTATGAAGAACTGTCACAGACAGATTCTAAATTGCTGTCTGTTGATTACAATGGCGGTCAAGGTTCTATCCGTAATGGTCTAGTAGCTGAAGGCAAACTGCGTGGGTTTAGCATGTATAAATCCAACAACATGCCCGCTACTACTGCTACTGGTCTAGTTCTTGGTGGTCATATGTCTGCTGTAGCTACTGCTCAGACTATCGTTAATACTGAAGTTATCCGCGATCCATCATCTTTCGGTGATATCGTTCGTGGTCTTCATGTTCACGGTATTAAAGTATTGCGTCCTGAAGCAATTATAGGTGCGTACTATACTATTGACTAATAAGCAATAGAGAGATGGGGGTGGGAAACTGCCCCCATACTTTAATGAAACAAAAAGAAATTGTATTAAAGTCCCGAAGTAAACAAAGAGGACGCTCTCGCAAAAGACAGATTTCATCTGAGCAATATGCTAGTAATTGGGATCGTATCTTTAAAAAGGATAAATAATGGCAGCATCATATTTAACATTAACCAATGAGCTTTTGCGTGAACTCAATGAAGTTATATTAACATCTGCTAATTTTGCATCAGCAACAGGCATACAGCAGCATGCTAAAGATTGTATAAACAGGGCTTACTTAGATATTGCAAATGCAGAACCTAAGTGGCCTTTTTTATCAGCGGGTGAAAGTGGTAATATTGATCCGATGTATGGCAATGTATATGTTGAAACAGTAGCAGGTACACGTTTTTATGAGTTAAAAGAAGTCAGCTCTAATCTTACAACAGATTATGGAGCTATTGATTGGTCTAATTTTTATATCACTACTATAGGGGTAGAGGGTGAAACAACCCCTTATGTCTCTAAGAATTTAAAATTTCTAACTATAGAAGATTGGAAAAATTTTAGACGCGCATCAGAAAATGCAGATGATGCTGATCAACAAACTTGGGGGGAACCAGCATATGTTATCCGTAGTCCCGATTCTAGAAAATTCGGATTAAGTCCTATCCCAAAACAAACCTATCGTGTCTGGTTTTATGCTTGGAATTTACCTACCGAATTAGTTGAGTTTAATAATGAAATTGTATTTCCCAATGTTTACAAACCAGTATTAATGGCACGAGCCAGATATTATGTATGGCAATTTAAAGATAATCCCCAAGCTGCTGCGTTTGCTCTGGATGATTATAATAGGGGTATAAGGACTATGCGTTCTAATTTATTGAATCCCTCACCTAAATATTTTTCAGACGATAGATTGGTATATACATAATGTCGCAGCCTTTTGGTCTTTCATGCAGGGGTGGTTTAAATACTAACTTAAACCAGTTTGACATGCTGCAACAGCCGGGATTTGCTACGCAGCTTTTAAATTTTGAAGTAGACCCGGATGGTGGTTATAGAAGAATAAGTGGTTATGTGCCGTTTGGGGATACCCAACCCGAAGGAAATACGCCAATTTTAGGCTTGTATCCCTATGCGTTAGGTGTTGTAGTTTGTGTAAACACAAGTATTTATTATAGTGAAGATGGCACAACATGGACTCAAATAAATAAAGATACAGGTCATAGTGGCGTAACTGAAACTCAGCTTAGTACATCACCTGTTCTTGATAGACCTAACCAAGCACAAGCTTCATTTGCAATAATGAAAGCACCTACTGCGCATTCGACTAGTAAATATGGCTCTTTAACTATAGCAACAGGTGCAGATAAAGTAGCTCACTTCCATATTGATGGCACAGGCCCAAGTAGATTATTTTCTTACGAAGAAATAAGCACACCTGCTGCTGGAACATATGTTGAAAATCATAACAAACATATTTGTCTTGTAGATACCGCAAACGAACCTTCAACTGTTTATTACAGTAGAACAAATGATGATAGAGATTTTACTGGCCTTGGTTCCGGCTCAGTAACAATAGACGATAATATTGTAGGTATAAAAAGCTTTCGTGATTCTCTTTATATTTTCTGTCAAAATACTATACATAGATTAGACAACATTAATGATCCGACAGCCGTAAGTGTTTCCCAGATTACGTCTAACGTAGGCTGTCTTGATGGTCAAAGCATTCAAGAAATTGGTGGTGATGTTCTATTTTTAGCACCAGATGGTATTCGTCTTGTAGCTGCTACTGCTCGTATTGGTGACGTTGAGTTGAGTTCTGTATCTAGACAGGTACAATCTATTGTTGCAGATTTAGCTGCTAATATTACTAATTACACAATAAGCAGCGTAGTGCTTAGAAACAAATCTCAGTACAGATTATTTTATACCCCAACAGGTACACCTATTAGTGCATCAAGAGGTTTAATAGGTACATTAACTCCTAATGGTTTTGAATGGTCAGAAACAGAGGGAATACAAGCACCAGCTATTGCATCTGCATTTCTTAGTTCAAACATTGAAAAAACATATCATGGTGATAACAGGGGATACATTTACCTACATGATCAGGGTAATAATTTTTATGAGGCAGGTAGTACTAAAATAATATCTGCAAAATATAAAACTCCAAATTTAGATTTTGGAGATGCTGGTACATTAAAAACTTTACATTATGCTAAAATATCTTTAAGTCCTGAAGGAGATGTACAGCCAGCACTACGTGTAAGATTTAATTATGAAGATACTAGCATACCTCAACCATCAGATTACACACTAGATGAAGTGCAGACTCCTTCTTTATTTGGAAGCTCGGTATTTGGTGTCAATGTATTTGGCGGTTCATTAGACCCACTAGTTCGCCAATCACTACAGGGGAGTGGGCATGTAGCAAGTTTCCGTGTTTCTAGCGATGACAACAGGGCTGCATATTCGATAAACGGTTTATATATAGATTACATGCCTTCGGGTAGGAGATAACAAAGATGGCTACCAGTTATACTAGACAAAGCACATTTACAGATGGAGATACGATTACTGCTTCATTATTTAATAATGAATATAATCAGCTTGTGAATGCTTTTGCTTATTCTAATAGCGGTACTACTGGACATAGACATGATGGTTCTGCTGGAGAAGGCGGTAATATCTATGTTATCGGTGACCAAGATTTCTTTAATAAAATAGAAGCCGACAGTACTAATAATCGATGGGGTGTATTTGTTGAGGTAACTGGTACTGCTGTGGAGCAAATACGTTTTCAAGATGGTGCAATTGTACCTGTACTTGATAATGATATTGATTTAGGTACAGCTTCTTTAGAATTTAAAAATTTATACATTGATGGCACAGCTAACATTGATACACTTGCTGCTGATGCTATTACTTTTAACGGGACAGCTATTACAGCTACTGCTGCTGAATTAAATACTTTAGATGGTATAACAGCAACCGTCACAGAATTAAACTATGTTGATGGTGTCACATCTAACATTCAAACACAGCTAGACGCTCTTCAAGATTTAGATGCTGACTTAACAGCTATTGCTGCTCTTACTCCTACTGACAGCAATTTTATTGTAGGTAACGGAACCGCATGGGTACAAGAGACAGGAGCTACAGCAAGAGCTTCTCTTGGACTTACTATAGGTACTGATGTACAGGCATACGACCCTGTACTAGCTGCTACTACTGCTTCTTTTACTACTGCTGATGAAACAAAATTAGATGGGATAGCAGTTGGCGCACAGGTTAATGATCCAACTACTCTGCTTGATGCAGACATAGGCGTAAATGTTCAAGCTTATAGTTCTATTTTAGCTGCTACTACTGCTTCTTTTACCACAGCAGACGAAACCAAGCTAGACGGTATTGAGACAGGAGCTACTGCCGACCAAACAGCCTCTGAAATACTTTCAGCTCTCCTTACAGTGGACGGGACAGGTACAGGCTTAGACGCAGACCTGCTCGATGGTAATCACGCTACAGCATTCGCTACTGCTGCACAAGGTACACTTGCTGACTCAGCATTACAGTCAAGTGACATAGGTGTAAGTGTACAAGCCTACAGTGCTGTACTAGCTGCTACTACTGCTTCCTTTACAACTGCTGACGAGACTAAGCTAGATGGCATAGCAGTAGGCGCGGAAGTCAACGATCCAACAACCCTTCTTGATGCAGACATCGGTGTCAATGTATTAGCATACGATAGCAATCTGCAATCTTTTGTAACAACCTTTACCCTTCCTACAACAGACTCTACTGCTGGCTATGTCTTAAAGACAGACGGTGCTGGCGCACTGAG